CAGAATGCGCACTGAGAGAGGCATGCAGCGAGCTCCGCAGCCAGGCCCTGGAGATGGAACTCGCGGTCCAGGAGTGCCAGGCTCAGAAAGTAGTTGATCGCGTCGATCACTTCCTCTTTTACATGGCTAATGGAGACGCTGTGTTGTGCCTCCATTAGCTCCTCGAGGCAGCGGAACAGGAGCAGGCGGAACGCATCCTGCCCCCGGGGAGAGCTTAGCGAAAGGCTCTGCTCGTTGAGCAGGCCGCGCCGAGCCTCGCGCTGTAGGAAGCCATGAAATGTCTCTCTCCGTAGTTCCAGCAGCTGAGCGATCCCCTGAGCTGTAGGTTCAGGCAGTTCACCTGGCGCAGGCCAAAAGTCGTGGATGTTCACGAACTTCTCCTTTCTCTGTATGTGTATCCGGCGAAGGGGGAAGAAGGCAGCAGATAACTCGCTGCTGCCTTCCATGCAGCTTCTGCAACTCGATAACTACTTACCAGTCTGCTGGCTGGCTGTTTTCTCCACTATCGCTGACATCTTCCTTACCGCTACGCGCTTCCTGCATCTGCTCATATGCACCAGCTGCTGCGTGTAGTGAAAAAGCCTTCAGTGCAGCCCTAGTCTCTGGAGGAACAGGCACCGGATCCCTTGAGGCCACGACATTGTACGATGTCTCAAGACCCAGACCCGTACGGATTACAGTTATTCCGTGTCCCTTCTCCATATCGAAGAGCTCATACCCCTCAATGAGGAGATCCAGAATCGCCTGTGCGACGCTCTTCGGCAGGATCGCTGCCTTGATAGCCTGCGGCTCTTGGGGCCTGAAGGCAGCTGCAGCCCAGCGTTGCCTCACCCGGCCCTGGTAGTATGCCTTGACAGACACGAACGGCGCATCCGCATCCTCTGGCCACAGGAGGCGGAGCGGTGTTCTCCCCGCTTTCAGAAACAGAAACTGCGTTTCTCCACCCCCCAGCAACGTTGCTCGAAGGTCTTCCCAGTTGACTGCTGACATTCCTGCCATCGTAAGCTCCTTTCTGTTTTGTGTATGCTACTGCTGCTCCCCCATCGCCCTCATGTTATTATCGCAAGAGCGAGCTAGTCTAGCCAGGCCAAGAGCTGCGCCATCTGATCAATGGCCCGGAACAGCGGTTCCGTGCTCCAGTACCACCAGGCGGGCCGCTTCTCCGCTTCCCAGATGCGACCAGTGTTCGTGACAGCATTTACAATGTCCAGTGTCGTAGCTGTCTGATGCAGTGAGGCAAGCTCATCCAGCAGCCGTTCCCTGAAGTGCATAGAGCTCCTGGCGTATAACAACGGCCTCAAGAGATCCCTGAGTACCGGGGGGATACTAGCTAGATCCTCCCGCTCGAGCAGTGTGATGAGCCGGGAGATTCCCTTCATGTACGGGTATGGAGACCATATCCCGCTGCCATTCTTCTGTAGCTTCGCCACAGACTCCTGGTACCAGGAACTGATCAACTGCGACAAGTCATCTGTGGACTTTGTCAGTCGCAAGCTGCCCAGACGGAGCATCTGGGCAATGAGGCCGTTGATGCAGAGCGTTCTGAAGTAGCCCATCATGCACAGCGTCCCATGGCCGACGTGCATCTGGTGCCAGATACCCACCGCAGGATAGGATGTCTCTCCGGCGATATCTACGGCATACTCTGGCTGCTGCAGCGATAGGACCAAAAATGTCTTCGCACCACCACGTGCATAGCTAGCGATCACTGGCTTCAGCCCGTACCCTTCGACCAGTGGCCTGGCTAGGGTGTATGGATCGATAATGCGTGTCTGCTGTGAGCAGAGCCCCAGCGCATACTGGTCGCCAGACGGTGAAACTAAGAACGAGCGCCGAGCTACTCCATGGTCTCTACCAGTCCGCTCATAGTCACGCTGGACAAGCATGCCCAGCGCAGTCACATCCCCGTTGAGGTCATAGCCTCGCACAGGTTGTTGGTAGTCCCAGACCGGGACTACCTGCGTTTGAGCCGTGTTCTTGGTATCCGTGTCCATGATTGTTCCTCCTGAGTTAACTCTGTGTGCATCCCCTACATATATTATCGCAAGAGGGGGAGTAGCCAGTAGCTGTAACCGCCAGGTGTCCGAAGGACACCTGGTCTGACATGCGGATATGCGTGTGTGTATATATATATATATCAACGACTGCGGATAGCCATAGCGTCTGCATCTATCTCCGCATGTCAGACCGGGCGTCCTTTCGGACGCCCGGCGACTATTTTTCATGACATACCTTTCATCTTCATGCGCTTTCTGGCGATTCTGTATGATATAGACGTAGGCATCACTTCCTTTCCCCGTACCATTTACATTTGAGAAGACTTCTGGTATAATATATGTGCAGGACGGCTGTTGGGTAGAGAAGAAGAGGCAGTAGCTCGTGTCCTCCTCCGGCGTCAGTATTACCTCTTCTTCTCCGCATCACAGCCGTCTTGCGATATATACGTGATAAGATGCTGAGCGCGGAGCTCGCCGGATAGCCCGGGGCTATCCGCTTCCAGCTGCTGACGCTGGGAAAGAGCGTGGCGATCGCTCCAGTTCAGGACACTACTCTCAATATTATGACACGTGCCATTCTGGCCCACCCGAAGGAGGCGGAGAAGGGAGAGGGCACGGATTCTAACGCCTGCTGATGTGCATCCTGTGCAGCAGGCGTTTTTACATACTAATGCGCTCTACCAAGGTTTTGTTGGAGGGAGCAGCCACCAATCTAAAAAGGAGACAGCATCATGGACGTACTCAAGGTATCGGCAACCTCCCCGACGCGCGCGCTGGCCGGGTGCATCGCGGGCGTAATCCGCGAGCAGAGCCACGCAGAGCTACAGGCCCTCGGCGCGGCGGCGGTGAACCAGGCTATCAAGGCAGTGGCCATCGCGCGGGAGTTTCTGGTGCATGACGGGCTGGATATTGTGCTCAGCCCTGCATTCACCAAGGTCATGATCAAGGGACAGGAGCGAAGCGCGATCCGGTTCGTGGTGGAAGCCAGGCCGCATCGGCGGGGCGGGACGGATCATGTGCCCCGTGTCTGCTAGACCGCCCCACTCCAGATTAGAGCGCGCGTGGAACTGGCTCGCGGCACTTGCGGGCTATACGCGATCCGATGATCGCGTCTTTTTTTGTAAAACCACTGGGGGTGAAAATGGCGAGCCGGATCAGTGCAGCCCGTGTGCAGGCGCTGGAACGCGAACAAGCGGCGCTGGCGCTGCGACGCCAGGGGCGACGCTATGCGGAAATCGCCGCTCAGCTGGGGCTTAGCACCACTGGCGCCTGGAAACTCGTGCGGCGCGCCTTCGAACGCAGCCAGAAGCTGAACGAGGCGGAGGCGGATTACCAGCGCACGCTGGATCTGGAGCGCCTTGATGCGGCTCTGCGCGCGATCTGGCCGCAGGTTGAGTCCGGTCAATTGCGGGCGGTTGATCGGCTGCTGGGTATTTTAGAGCGGCGCGCCAAGCTGTTGGGCCTGGACCGCGCGCAAGAGCAAAAGCTGGACATAAGCGATGCTTTGGCAGACATCCTGGAGAGACTCGCTGATCAGAGCGGTACAGCAGACAACTGACGCCGTGGCGTTTGTCCGCGCCTGGCTGCAGTGGGAGCCACATAGCGGACAAACGCGCTGGCTGAGTGCGCCAGAGCGCAACACGGCTGTACTGGTGACGGGTCGGCGGTGGGGCAAATCGGAAGTGGCCGCGATGCAGGCGCTGTACTACGCCACGTTCCGGCCCAAGACGCGCCAGGGCATCGTGAGCGTCACGCTAGACCAAGCGCGGCTCTCGTTCGACGTGGCGCTGCAGATGGTACAGCAGCAGCCGCTGCTGGCGGCGCTGGTAGCGCGGGTGCGCGAGACGCCGTTTCCGCTGCTCAGGTTCAAGCATGGCAGCGAGATCACCGTCCGCACGGCGGCGCGGGAGGGCATCTACCTGCGTGGGCACAAATTTCATCGCGTGATTGTAGATGAAGCGGATTACCTGAGTGAGAAGCTGATCAACGAGGTCGTGCGCATGACGCTGGCCGATGTGGGCGGCCAGTTGGTGCTCATCTCGACGCCACGGGCCAAGCGGGGGCTGGTCTATCGCGAGCTGCAGCGGGGGCTGGCAGGCGACTCGGGGGTATACGCTCAGACTGGCAGTACATTTGAGAACCCCAATGTCGATCACGCCTACATCGAGAGCCTGCGGGAGCGCATGACCGGGTCGGCCTGGCAGCGTGAGGTTGAGGGCGTCTATACCGACGACGACGCTGCGGTCTTTGCCTGGCCGCATATCCAGGCCGCATACGAGGGGGCGGCCTGGACGCTGCCAGTGCAGCCTGATCCGAAGCGGCGTTATGTGGCCGGTTGGGACCTGGCCAAGGCGGAAGACTGGACTGTGGGCTATGTGTTGGATGCGACGCAGAAACCTTACCAGTTGGTCTACGCTGAGCGTTTCCAGCGCCTGCCCTGGCCAGCAGTAGGGGCGCGCATCCGAGAGGTGCATCAGCGGTACAGTTGTCATCAGACGCTGATCGACGCCACGGGCGTAGGCGCGGCGGTGCTAGATGAGGTGCGCGACGTTGCCCAGGGATACGTGTTCACCGGACGCAGCAAGGTAGACCTGCTGACCAATCTGCAGGTCGCCCTGGAGAAGCGCGAGCTGCAGTTTCCCTTTGACCGCCAGCTGGTGGATGAGCTGCAGGACTATGCCTGGGACGACAAGGCATTGACTACGGACTGTGTGATGGCGCTGGCTCTGGCCTGCTGGGCAGCGGGGCCGCGCCTGGGCGTGGAGTATGCGCCGAGCTTGTGGGAGTAACGCGTGATGGCGTGGCTGCAACAGAGCAACATTATCGAGGACCAGATCGTCTCGGCATTGGCAGCGGAGGAGCGTGGGCGAGCGCTGCGCCCCCCGGAGGCCCCATCACTCATCGAGGCATACAGCAATGACAAAGAACGTTGGTGTGCGTATGCTGCTCAACGCGCTGCTTGACCGCTCCGGCATGAGCATCGAGGAGCTATCCGTTGCCCTGGGGCCAGACATTACGCTCAAGGCGCTGGAGTGCTACCTGTGCGGCTCAGTCGTGCCAAGCGCCAAAAACATGCGGCGCCTCGCCGAGTTTTTTGGCTTCGACGTCGAGCAGGCCATGGCACTACGCGACCGGGAGGCGAACGCACGACGGGCGCCGTACAACGGCTGCGACATACCGATGCGGAATCACAACATGGAGAACGACGAGGGAGGGGATGACCGCTGGACGGGGACGATGTTCTGCGCCAACGCCTGTCCCGACGCCGCGAACATCCCCGAGCGATGCAAGGGCATCTGCGAGCCAGCGGAGGGCACACTGCACAACTGTCGCCGCGCCCGCGCCTGTCCATGCGCGAAGCCGCCCGGACGAGAGCGCGAACGCGCCTTCCGGACATGGTTGGCCGAACGCAAGCGCCGTATCGCGGCGGCCAAGAGGCAGGATACGGCCGTGGCCGCCGCGCGGGCGACATGGGAGGCGATGGACCGTGACGACACTCCCGGCAGCCTTTGGTGACCTGGGCGTGGAGTATGCGCCGAGCTTGTGGGGGTAAGGATATCGATGAATATCGTCGACCAACACCTAATGGAGAATGTGGTTGCCGATGAGCTCGCCCGGCTGCGCAGTTACCGCGAGGCTTGGGAGGCGTATCACGGCGATTTCCCGGCGCCGCTAAAGCCGCGCGTTGACCAGGCTGATGACAACGTCATCGTCAACTATGCGCGCATCGTCGTGGACAAAGGCGTGTCGTTTTTATTCGGGCAAGACATTCGCTTTGAATTGGATGAGACGCAGCAGACAGCCGAAGAGGAGTGGCTTGATGCCTGCTGGTCGGCGAATGGCGGCAGTGTGCTGTTGCAAAAGCTGGCACTCAATGGTGGCGTGTGTGGCCACGTGTTCGCCAAGCTTGTGCCGGCGCCACCGGGGCGGCAATATCCGCGCGTGATCGTGCTGGATCCGGCCAATGTGGCCGTAGGATATGATCCCAGCGATATCGACGATGTGCAGTGGTACCGCATCCAGTACGCGGGCCTCGACCCGCAAACGGGCAAGGTCGTGACATACCGGCAAACGATTGAGCGCGATGGTGGCATATGGCAGGTCACCGACCAGGTGTCGCGCAGTGGCGGCGGCTGGCAAACCACAGGCGAAGAGCGGTGGCCCTATACCTGGCCGCCGATTGTCGATTGCCAGAACCTGCCGATGCCCAACGAGTTCTGGGGGCTGTCCGATCTCGAAGAGGACGTGTTGCAGCTGAACCGCTCGATCAATTTCGTCCTCTCGAACCTTGCACGGATCATCCGCTACCACGCGCATCCCAAGACGTGGGGCAAGGGCTTTACATCCCAACAGCTCAGTATCGCTGTTGATGAGACCATCGTGCTGCCGTCGCCAGACGCCGAACTGCGCAACCTGGAGATGCTGAACGACCTGTCCAGCAGCATCGCGTTATACGAGCGCCTGCGAGAAGCGCTGCACGAGGTGACGCGCGTTCCGGAAGTCGCCACCGGCAAGCTCGAACGCGCTGGTGCGTTGTCTGGCGTGGCGTTGCAGATTTTGTACCAGCCGTTGATCGAGAAGACGGAGACGAAGCGGCGCACGTACGGCGCCATGCTGACCGAGTTGAACCGGCGCCTGTTGGCGCTGGGCGGGTTTGGCGAGGATCACCATACCGTGATCCACTGGCCGGAGATGCTACCCGGCGACCCGATGCAGGAGCGGCAGACGGCGCTGATCGACCAACAGCTGGGGGCGTCCAGCGACACGCTGCTGCAGCAGCTCGGATATGACCCGGATATGGAGCGGGAGAAGCGGGCGGTGGAGCAGCAACAGCTCGGCGACG